GATTACTATGCGACTGGTACCGCTCTGACCGCTCTTGCTATCGGTGCGACGAACAGAATTCTCACATCGTCTGGCACCGCTCCGCAGTGGTCTGATCCCGCCAACATTACCGTTGGCACGGCAACAAACGTTGCTGGGGGCGGCGCGGGTCAGATTGTTTATAACACCGCGGCTTCCACATCTACGTTCCTTGCGCTTGGCACCTCTGGACACATTCTGACCGCCGGCGCTTCGGCTCCTCAATACACGGACCCAGCAACAATTACTGTTGGCAACGCAACAAACGCAGACAATGTTGCTGTCGCAGCAACCTCAACCAACGCGACTTATTACCTGACTTTTGTCGATGCAACCACGGGTGATCAGGCTATAGAAGTTGACACTGACCTCACCTACAATCCAAGCACTAATACATTAACCGTTCCGACTTTGGTAGCAACCACGGGCATCTCTGGAGGTACCTTCTAATGGCACAGGCTGGCTTTACTCCAATCATTACTTATCACTCTACGACGCCTGCTGCCGTACCAACGGCGGCCAATCTAGCGCCAGGAGAACTAGCACTCAACATCGCGGACATGAAACTGTATTGCGAGAACGGCTCTGGAGTCGTGACTCTTCTTGCAAGTGCAGCAACAACCGGTACGGTTACTTCGGTCGATGTTTCCGGTGGAACCACGGGTTTAACGACTTCCGGCGGTCCGATTACGGGAGCAGGAACAATCACCATTGCAGGAACCCTGGCAGTCACCAATGGCGGCACAGGGCTCACCACGGTAGCCCAGGGCGACATTCTTTATGCGTCTGGGTCAAATACGCTTACGGTGCTACCAAAGAACACCAGCGCTACAAGATATCTCTCAAACACGGGATCAAATAATGATCCTGCCTGGGCGCAGATTGATCTCTCCAACGGGGTTACAGGAGACCTTCCCTTTGCGAACTTAACGCAGATAGCCGGATTATCCGTGCTGGGCGTTACAGGTAACGTGACCGCTGATGTGGCTGCTATTACGGCAGGAACAGACAACCAAGTCTTCCGCCGGTCGGGCACCTCGTTAGGATTTGGGGCCATCAATCTCGCATCTTCTGATGCCGTAACTGGCGACCTAGCGTTCTCAAACCTCACGCAGATTGCTGGTTTGTCCGTTCTTGGTGTTACAGCCAACTCCACAGCAGATGTAGCGGGTATTGCAGCCGGGACAGACAATCAGGTGTTAAGGCGCTCTGGCACCTCTTTGGCTTTTGGATCTATCAATCTAGCCTCAACAGATGCTGTAACAGGGACATTGGCAGCAGGTAATGGCGGCACGGGGAACGCTTTCTTCACGGTCAGCGGCCCTGCAAGTTCGATTAAGACCTACACCTTCCCAAACGAAAACATGACGGTGGTGGGGTTGACGCAGACCCAGACGCTTACCAACAAGACGATCACGCAGCGGGTCAGTTCCACGGCGAGTATCTCCTCGCCATTGGCGTGGGATAGCGACGATTACGATATGTACGCTGCCACCGCCCAGGCGGGTAATCTTACAATTAATGCAGACGCAGGCACACCGACTGATGGGCAGAAGATCATTTTCCGCTTTACTTGCGATGGCACGATAAGAACGATTACCTTTACGGGTGGTGCAAGTAAAGCATTTAAACCCGTGGGTGCAAGTCTTACGGTGGCGGGTAGTAACTTTACCTATGCTCTGACCGTTAACAAGACCACGTATTTCGGCTGTGTGTACAACACGGGAAGCAGTCGTTGGGAAGTAGTTGCTCTATCACAGGAGGCGTAATGATTAAGATTGACTTTGAGTTTGACACCAAGCATGGCAAGTATCGGGATGCTTTGCATCTGCCGGATAACCACACGTTCACCGAGGCTGAGATTCAAGCGATGAAAGAACAGCGTCGGGATAACTGGATCAATATTGTAGATAACCCCCCGCCCCCACCGGAAGAGACAGAAACCCCGCAGGAGTAAGTCATGGCTGATCGTTACTGGGTTGGTGGGACTGCAAACTGGGACGGTACTGCCGGTACCAAATGGGCTGCTTTCTCTGGCGGTCCTGGCGGTGAAACTGTTCCTACGACTAATGACGATGTGTATTTTGATGCAAACTCAGGGGCAGTTACCGTTACTGTAAGCACTACTAGAGATTGCAGAAGTTTAAATTTCACTGGTTTTACTGGAACAATTACAGGCACTAGCACCATTCAACCTTCTGGAAGTTTTACGCTTAGTGCTGGTACGACGTGGAGTCATACCGGAAACATAATTTTTACTGCTGCGACCGGTTCTTGGACTGTAACAACATCTGGGAAAACTCTTGGGGCAAATGCAACTTTTGGTTCTGGAGCAAGTTCTACTGCCACTTGGACTTTGCAAGACAGTTTTATTGCAACTTCAGGAGTTACTATTACTAGTGGAACTTTTGATACAAATAATAATAATGTAACTGCGGGAACTTTTACCTCAAATAACTCAAATACACGAACAATCACTCTTGGTAGCAGCACGGTAACATTAAGCGGTTCTGGCGCTTCTACTTGGCAAACAACGACAATAACTAATTTAACATTTAATGCTGGAACTTCTACCATAGCCTTTTCAAACAATGCATCAAGCATAACACTTGCTGGGGGTGGCCTTACTTTTTACAACGTATCAAAATCTGCTGCGGGTATAAATGAATTAGGTATTACTGGCGCAAATACATTTAATAACCTTTCTATCACAGGCCCATCATCGGCTGGCTTTGTGCCGATTAGTTTTTCAAATGCACAAACCATCAACGGAACCCTCTCCACCACCGGCACAGCAGGTAACCAGCGGGTATGGTTCCGATCATCGAGTTACGGTGGTGGTCAGACGCTTACAGTTAATGCGGCGAGTCTTACGGACGCAGACTTTAGAGACATTTACGTTATCGGTGCAGGCGCACCCATATCAGGTACACGCATAGGTAACCGAGGCAATAACCGGGGGATTACGTTCTCTACGCCAAGAACGGTGTATTGGAACCTTTCTGGTTCACATAACTGGTCTACTAATGGTTGGGCACCGGGTTCTGCGGGAACGCCTAACACAGACAATTTCCCCTTACCGCAAGACACGGCGGTATTTGACAATGCTGGTTCTGTTGGAACGATTACATTAAATTCAGCGCTTGCTTTTGTTGGTTCCGTGGATATGTCTGCACGAACCACAGCGATGACGTTGAATTTTGGTGCGGCGACCACGGCTTATGGGTCATGGACAAATGGTAGCGGCACGACATTAGGCAGTTCAGGAACTCTTACCTTCAGTGGTGAAGGCACAAAGACAATTACAAGTGCTGGCAAGAGTTTTCAAAACGCAATTACTGTAGACGCATACAACGGTACGGTTGAATTAGCGGATGCGTTGAATCTTCCCAATGTTGGAAGTAGAAACCTTACAGTTACTAATGGCACTTTTGATACCAAAAACTACAGTGTGACCGCAGGTACATTATCTTCTAGTAATTCAAACTTTAGAACTATATTGTTAGGTTCTAGCACTTGTACGTTTACTGGACAAGTCTTTCTAGAATTAGCCAACTCAACAAATCTTATTTTTAATGCCGGTACTTCTCAGATAACAGCATCATCAAGTTCAGCGGTAACTATGGAGGCTAGCGGACAGACGTTTTATAACGTATCTTTCACTGGAACGACAGCAGTTACTCACGTTGTAAATGGTGCAAACACATTTAACGATTTCACCTTAACCGCACCCGCTTCTGCTGGTTTAATGCAATGCACATTTAGCGCAAACCAAACCATCACAGGAACCCTGACCGTTGCGGGTGCATCCGCAGTACGTCGCATCTTCGTTCGTTCTAATACCCTTGGCACCACCCGCACACTGACCGTAGGAACCCTTTCCGCAACTGATTGCGACTTCCGTGATATCACCATAGCGGGTACAGCAGCGGGGGGTTCTCCGACCCGGGCGGGGGATTGTGGAGGCAATTCAGGGATCACGTTTCCTGCTCCCAAAACTGTTTACTGGAACCTTGCGGGAGCGCAAAACTGGTCTGCTACAGCATGGGCTCCTGGGACTGGCGGTGTACCAGACATCAACAACTTCCCTCTTGCTCAAGACACAGCGGTGTTTGATGAGGCCGCAGGTAGTGTGACGGGAACGATTACGATCAATGCCGCATGGAATATTGGTACATTTAATGCGTCTGCTAGAACAAGTGCGATGACAATCACTACAAGCACTAATGCGCCATTTGTTTATGGTAATTGGCTATTTGGTACAGGAATTACATCAACTAGCACCTCAGGCACGATCACATTTGCAGGACGTGGTACGTCGACTATTACTAGCAACGGCGTGACGTTTGGATGCCCGATAACGGTTAATTGTGCGACAGGCACAGTTCAACTTGCGGATGCTTTAGTATTAGATTCAGCACGAACACTTTTGCTTACTACCGGTACGTTTGATGCAGTTACATATAACGTTACTACAGGTGCATTTTCAGCCAATGCTGGTACGTTAAAAATGGGATCTGGTTTATGGACTTTGAGTGGTACTGGCACGGTATGGCAAAATACAAGCGGAGTATTTGATAAAGGCACTGCAGACATCCTTTTGTCAAGCACAAGCACAAGCACACGTACTTTCAGCAATCAAGGGCAATATACTTATAATAAAATAACAATTGGTGGAACAACAGGAACGTCAACAACGGCATTTACTGCTGATGGTTTCACTCCGATTTATCAAATTTCAGAACTTGCTTCCACTAAAACTGTTGCTCACACCATTTCTCTTGGCAGTGGTACTTTTACTTTCGGCAAATGGTCAGTCACAGGCACAGCAGGTAACGTCGTCACCATAACGGGTACAGGAACCTCTCACATCCTTGCAGGCGGCGCCACATCGGGTATTGATTACCTTGCAATTGGTGACATTCGTTTTGCGGCAACTTCTCCTGGTGAGTTTTATGCAGGGGCTAACTCCACCGCAACAGGTAGTCCAGCAGCACCTACTTTCTTAACTGCAACACCAGCAGGAAGAACGCTTTATTGGGTCGGTGGTACGGGTAACTGGAACGACACTAATAGGTGGTCTTTAAGTTCTGGTACGGGCGGTGGTGAGGCGGTTCCACGCTCGATGGATAACGTTATTTTTGATTCTGGGTCAAGCGCAACAGGCTACACCGCTACGGTCAATCAGATCACGGGCGGTAATAGATGTAAGGCTCTTACCATTGCAGGCCCAGCAACCGGCAACCTAACCCTGGCTGGATCGGTAGCACTGATTATCCACGACGACATCACGCTGCCTGCTACGGGGCTGACGAGAACCTACAATGGTGCGATTACCTTATCGAGCAGTCAGACGGGAAGAACACTAACAACAAACGGTGTTGCGCTTGGATCAGATATTACGATCAACGGAGTAAGTTGCGAGTGGACGTTGGCTGATGCGTTGAATAATGGTTCGTCACCGATTACTGTAACAAATGGATTGTTTGATACAGACACTTATAACCTTACAGCGGTGTCATTTACATCAAACAACGGCAATTCAAGAACTGTTGATTTTGGGTCTAGCACGGTAACTTTAAGCAGTTCATCAGCAATCAGTTTTGGCACAACGGAAACGAACAGAGCAAGTTTTACGTTTACGGCAGGAACTTCACAGATAAATTTATCCAGCACTACAGCAACGATTATTGGTAACAATCAAACTTTTTACAACGTCTCTTTTACTAGCGGTTCATCAGGCACTCGCACTCTTACCGGTGCAAACACCTTCAACAATCTATCATTAACAGCAAGCGCTGCGGGATTAAGTCAACTATCTACTTCTGCCAATCAAACCGTTAATGGCACGTTCACCTGTGCTGGGTCTTCTGCAATATCCCGTGGCTTTGTCCTTTCCGATACCATCGGCACTACCCGCACCATCACAGCGGCAACATTATCCGCTAATGATTGTGACTTCAGCGACATTACGATTGCTGGTGTAGCGGCAGGAACCTCACCCACAAGAGCAGGCGACTGCGGTGGCAACTCAGGGATTACGTTTCCTGCGCCTAAGACGGTGTATAAAGTTAACGTTTCAGAAACTTGGGCTGGATCAAACTCTTGGGCGCTATCCTCTGGTGCCGCTGGTAGCAATAACAACTTCCCATTAGCCCAAGATACAGCAGTGATTGATAATAATTATACCCCAGCGTTAACTCCAACTACCACAGTGTACAATATTTCTGCCATTGATTTTTCAGCAAGAACTAATGCGTTAAATTATCAATTGGGCGGCGCGCCAGGACATTACGGATCGATAACACTTGGTTCTGGAATTGCTTTATTGAGTGGCGGTAGTGTGATATTTAAGAATCGTGGCACGACGACCCTCACCAGTGCCGGTAAAACAATTCCGTTCCCTATTACGGTAGATGCCCCAGGAGGTACGTTCCAACTTGG